ACCAAATGGAACCGGGTAATATGAAGGTTTCTGTTTATCAAAGAGATTTAGATGAATTGGAAGTGGAAATTAATTATGGTGATTACATTGGATACTACGAAACGGAAGATAAGGTAAGATATTATACGGTTAACAATGATGGAAGGGTAACTTCTGATAACAAACATACAATTGGGGGTTACAAACCATTCTATAGAACAATTATGGCGTCACCGGTTACAAATAACGAATTTAGAGGTCTATAATGAAAGTAGTAATAACAGAAAATAAATTAACTAATTCAATCTATAACTATATTGATGAAACCTTTAACCCAAATAATATGGATTGGGTTTATGGTATGGATGACGGTGAAGATGGTGATTTAGTTGATTATAAAGAAAACAAAAACTTTTTAATTTTTTTTAATGGAGATTGGGAAGGTGAAGAAGATTCTGATTCTGTTTTTCATTATTTTGATGTTGACTTCTACGATAAAAATGATTCTTCACATAAACCTTTTAGAGACAAAACACCAATTTTAGAAGTTTTGAGTGAGTATGGAAGACACTTAGACACTATGTTTGATAACCATTGGCACGAACCAATGAAAAAATGGTTCCAAGATAATTTTAATTTACCGGTTAAAACATTATCAACATATTACAATTATGAAAATTATAATTAAAGAGAATCAATATAAAAAGTTATTAGAAACTATTACCAATGATGAAGAAAAAAATCATATAGGTGATAGAGTTATGGTTTATTATAATTTACATAAACACACATTTTCAGTAAGTCGTGATGGTAGAGTTATTACTCACGCTGACTATGTTAAATTAGTTGATGTTGAATTTAGAGTTAGGCAAGGTGGTAGAGACAAAGTATTACAAGACAAAAGAAAAAATGTTCATTCATTTGTTATTGGTTATTTAGTTGATTATTGTAGTTATCCTTGTAAAGATATACCAAGTGAACCTAATAACAATATTGTGACTTATAACCCATATAAGTATAATTCATTTGTTATGAAAGATACTGAAAAACCAATATACCAAGCAAGTGTGGTACAAATGATAAATTCAAGAAACAAAATATTTATAACAAAACAATAAAATGGGTTTACCAAGTAAAATAAAAAAAAATATACCACTAACGGAGTCCAAAACTCTTTTACCAAGAAGACGCGAACTTTTGGATAAAATCAATAAAGACGGAACATATCTTCCAAAATCTTTATTGCACGCCGACTTAGATAGAGGTTTTTTAGATTTTGTTAAAGACGACTTAAAAGTTGTTATTGAAGGTAAAACAATCCCGACCGTTGATATTTTAGTGACAACACAGAATTGGGTTCAATTTACCGAAACTTGGAATTTTCAAAATATAGATAAAAATAATGAACCCCCATTTATAACGGTTGTTAGAACTCCTGAAGTAAAATATGGTAGTAATCCGGCGCTTGTATACAACATTCCTAATAGAAAACAATATTTTTATGCACAAGTGCCAACTTGGGATGGTCAGAGAAATGGTACGGATATTTATACAATACCACAACCGGTTCCGGTAGATATTACTTATTCGGTTAAGATTATTTGTAATAGAATGAGAGAGTTAAATAAACTTAACCAAATCATTTTAGAAAAATTCGCATCCAAACAAGCGTATGCGGTAATTAAAGGTCATTATATTCCTATTGTTATGGGAGGTATTACCGATGAATCAGTGTTTGATGTTGAAAAACGAAAATATTATATTCAAACATATGAGTTTACTATGTTAGGATTTTTAATAGACGAGGATGAGTTTGAAGTTGCTCCAGCAATAACTCGAGTATTAACCTCAGTTGAGTTTGACCCTAATAACCCTAAAAGGGGAAGAAAAAATAATGAAGAAAGTAAAAGTTTTCAAACAGATGTATTGTTTGTTATAGGAAACGACACGTTAAGTCAAAAAATAAATTACACAGTTGATATAAGAGTTGGTAATTCAACTAATATAGATAGTTTTGATGTGTATATTAACGAAGACTATTACGGGACTGATTTAACGTTAATACAAATCAACACAAATGATGTGTTAAGAATTGATGTTGTTAAAAACGATAACAGTAAAGAAAGTACTATCCAATTATTAGATTTATTACTTTAATCCTCACCATAGACATCTTTCTTTGTCTTACATTTCTCAATAATTAGTCTTTCCAAGAACCGATACATTTTAATACCCCTCTTTTCACAGTAGGTTTTAAGAATCTCGTGTGTCTCCACCGATATCTTTAAATTTTTAATCTTTTTGATGTCGTTATCCATAAGTAGAAAAAAGGCAGAAAATAATCTACCTAAAATATAAATAGTTGCTACGAAGTAAAGTATTTTGATTTTTTTTTAATATTTATATATAAAATAAATTAATAAACAAAACAAACTAATGGCAACAAACAGTAAAGTATTCGTATCTCCTGGGGTATATACATCCGAAGTTGATTTGAGTTTCGTAGCACAGAGTGTGGGTGTAACCACATTAGGTATCGTTGGTGAGACCCTAAAAGGTCCGGCATTTGAACCTATCTTTATACGTAACTTTGATGAATTCTCAACTTATTTCGGAGGTACTTCTCCTGAAAAGTTTATAAATACACAAATCCCGAAGTATGAAGCTTCGTATATCGCAAAATCTTATTTACAACAATCTAATCAATTGTTTGTAACAAGAGTATTGGGATTATCAGGATATGACGCAGGACCATCTTGGTCTATAAAAACGGTAGCGAACGTTGATAAAACAACAGTAGATTTTTATTGTACAAGTTTTGTAACAATTGATTGTCAACAAGATTGTGACGCATTTTTAGAATATACCTATAACATTCCTTTTTCAGGGTGTGATAATAGTATAGATTCAATAGTGTTTGGTGCAATAACTGGTGACGATTCAATTATATCAGATAAATTTACATCTTCGTATAGTAATTTTGATGGAACAACATCAACTATTTCTACCGATGTTAAACAACAAATTTACAATGTAATTTTATCATCAACAACATTATCTACATCGGCAACGTCAATTAACGTTTATGGTGCAATTTTAGGAACAGACTATTCTGATTTATTATTATTAAGTGGTTATACTGGCGTTACAAATGTATTTAACATTAATAGTGTTGATTCAAGTGTTTGTGATTACACGTCACCTGATACAGATGTTTGGTATTACTCAATGTTTGATAATAATGGTAATTTTAATTACAGTGGTAGTTCATTCTATAGTGTTATTAATAATTTAGTTCAAACAAGTACATCATCTAATTGTGCTAGTTTTAATAGTTTTAGTGTTAGTGGATATTCAGCGAATATTAATTATAATACACAAACAATTAATGTTTATTTACCTCAAGGAACCGACCTAACAAATATTATTGCCGATTTCAGTGCTTGTACAAGTAGTGTCGTTATTAATTGTGTTGACCAAGTAAGTGGTGTAACATCTAATGATTTTTCAGCAACAGGTTGTTTAGAATATCAATTAGTTTCGGAAGATTTAACTGTTTCTACATTGTGGAATGTTTGTATGATTGAGGTAGACCCTTGTAACCCTGCAACAACAGGACACACCGGTTCTCAAACTATTGGAAACCTTAAAACTTGTTTTTCTGGTAATGTTACCGGAAAAATTTATGTTTATACAGGTACATCATATACAGACTTTGATGACTTAGTTATCACAACTTTACGTTCAAGAGGTTTATCTACTTATAGCTCATCATCTAATGGACCAAGTTACGAAGTGAGTGGTTTAACTGATGTAACATTAAATTGTTCAGGGAACTATTCGACGGTTAAAACTAACCCATATTCAGAATTTGGTATTAATGTAACAGATAAAAATGGAAACACTTTCTTCTTTGAAACATCTCTTAGTCAATCAGATTCAAAAAATATTAGTAAAGTTTTTGGAATATCTAATTTTGGTAAACCAAGAACAACAGTTCCATTATTTGTTGAAGAACATTTCCAAACATTATTAAACTACGCATATAACAAAGGTTTTATTAAAGGATTAAATTGTGATTTAACCGCGTTACCTAGAGCGAATAATGAAGATAACGATTCGTCTTCTATTGCATTTTATTTAGAAAAATATCAAACGCCGGTATCTCCGTGGGTTGTTTCTGAGTTAAGAGGTAGTAAAGTTTTCAATTTATTTAGATTTACAACAATTTCCGACGGTGATGACGCAAATACTCAAGTTAAAATATCTTTAGTTAATATG